GTTAAGAGATGCCATTAATGGTATCAGTATTCCAGATACTTCAACTTTCGTATTGAAATCAGGAAGTACCATGACAGGAGCATTAAAGCTTCCTGCTGGCGATCCCACAGATCCATTACATGCAGCAAACAAACAATATGTTGACAATAAATTAAGCACAGTATCTCCGGGGGGTAAATATCTTCCTCTTTCTGGTGGTGCGATGACTGGAGCAATAACACTTCCTTCGGGAGATCCAGCAAATGATCTTCATGCTGCTAATAAACAATATGTAGATAAATTTAAACCATCTCCATTAGTTTATCTTCCTCTTTCTGGTGGAACAATGACTGGAGAATTGAATATAAAGGGATTTTCCGAAACAAATACCACAGCAGATCTTAATGCCGCCATAGCAAATTTAAATTTGCTATTGGGTAATACATTTTCATTTAATTTAGGAAGTGGTGCATCTTCTTTTACTTTATCGAATGTACCAACTAATTCTTTTAGTTTTACAATAATTTTGACTCAAAAAGGAAGTCCTGCTGGTACGGTATTATGGAATTTTGGAAGTTCTTATACTGTAAAATGGGCAAATGGTGCTTCGCCTATTGTATCTGCGGAAGTTGGAAAAGTTGATATATATTCATTCATGGTAGTTGGTACTACAATATATGGATTTGTTGGTGGTCAAAGATTTTAATTATTATGCCAATAGGAAACGCATTAGCTGTAATAAGAAGCACTGATGATCGATATATTCCCTACAAAGTAACAACTTTTACCGGGAGTTTAACTTACGTGGGATATATGGATGGAGTTAATAGTTATTATTTTTCTCCTCCTACGTTAACTGGCGGAAAAAGATTATCAATTGATAATAACTCAAACATAATAACAACAACAAATTTCAGAACAGTTTTAATTGATATTAGAGAAAAAAATAAACATATATCCGACATATATGGAAAAATGTATCAGACAATTGCTTATCATACTGATGGTAAAAGTATAAGATGTATTAGCAACATGATATCTTTGTATGGAACTGTAGATAATTTTTTAACAGATTTGGGTGGTTCTGCATCGGGTGATGTTGATGGAGGTGCTGCGACCAGATTTGACAGCGGAGCAAAATTTAATAATATAAATGGTGGAATTTTTGATTCTGATGGGAATGCATATGTATGTGATACGGGAAATTCCAAAATAAAAAAAATAAATTTTTCGACTTTAAAATCATCCACATTTGTATCCACGGGATTTACTTCTCCAGTTGGAATAACACGAGACAATCTTGGAAATTTTTATGTTGTTGATAAAGCAAGACATGTCATTAAAAAAATAACAAGTGGCGGAACAGTCTCTTTGTTTGCAGGTGTTGAAAACACTAGTGGTTATTTGGATGGATCTGGAAGTACGGCTAAATTTAGCAATCCATGGAATATAACATGTGATAATAATAATAATTTATATGTAGTAGAAGAAATAAATAAATGCATTAGAAAAATAACACCAGATGGTACAGTTTCTACATTAGTTGGGATTTCTTCTTCTACAACAAATAGAGATGGTGTTGGGAGTTATGCTTTATTTAAGGAATTAAAAGGTATAGTTTTTAGACCATTTTCAAATAAATTATATGTAACTGGAAGTAATACATTAAGAGAAGTCTCTTTGGATGGAACAGTTAAAACAGTTGCTGGTACAGAAACTAGAACCACGGATATAGTTGATCGAGATATCGTTGCCGAATTTTCGTCATTAAAAGGTATGTGTTTTGATTCTAATGGTATCATACACATCATCGATACCAATTGTATAAAAAAAATAACAGGAGTAACTAAAGTATTTTCTGGTTTAACCAACACATTTGTCGGATTAAATCCAAAAGCAGGAGGAGCTAATGGAAATGGGCTTTTTGCTGAATTTAATTCTCCCGAATTTTTAGCTTTTGATTCCGACAATAACTTATACGTAAGCGACACAAAAAATCATGCAATAAGAAAAGTAACTCCTGCTGGAGATGTATCAACTTTTGCGGGTTTGGTGGGAAGTTCTGGTTATGCTGATGGTAATGGAATTAATGCCAGATTTAATGAACCATTAGGAATCGCTTGTGATAGTTATAATAATGTATACGTATCGGATTCAAAAAACCATTGTATACGAAAAATAACTCCTGCTGGAGATGTGACCGCATTTGCTGGTACGAATGTTAGTGGTTTTGTGGACGGTATCAATACAACCGCAAGATTCAATACCCCTAAAGGGTTAGCATGCGACAACAATAATATGCTTTATGTGGCTGATAGTGAAAATTCAGCCATTCGTTCTATTGAAACTAACGGAACGGTTTCAACAATAGAACAAGATAAAATTAACAAATCTAATAAAAAACCAATTGATATTAAATTTAATTCTAAAAATTTAAAATTATATATTACGTATGATGGTCTGGCTTCTGTGATTTCAGACAAACCATATCAAACTATAGGAACTGGTGACGGAAGCACTGACGGAACCGATACTACTGCAAAATTCAAAACTCCGTATTCTCTAGCAATAGATAATGCAGGATCAGTCTATGTAACCGATCCTGCCAATAACAATATACGTAAAATAACTCCAGCCTAATCTAGGCACTCTTCGACCTTAAAGTCATGATTCATGCTGGGGAATCTTTGATTAATATATTTCTGTAATGCTAATGGCTTGATCCATTTATCACTCTTTTCTAGATCTATTTTAGATTTAGAAGCTTGTTGATTGATTAATTCTACTGCTTCCATTAAGCATAACCATCTGGAATAAGAGTCCACAGACATTACGTGCTCTGCATTTGATTTAGTAGTTACGGATATTTTTTTTACCATATAAAGTTTTTTGTTAAAAAGCCCAGCATTAATGTATTGATCTCATCCGAAGATACGTCAATATTATTAGCCATTAAACATTCTAAGGCTGTTGTCATAATATCAAAATTCTTACGAATCGTCAAGTTCTTAACATTATCTTCTTTATATTTCGAAGTTAAAAATTCACGAATAATATGTAATACATGTTTTAAAGAATCATTTCCGGAAGAAGACATGGTTCTACGCATATTCGCCATATCATAAACACGAATTAAATCTTTATTTTTTGTAAGAAGAAAAATATTAATCTCATCTTTAATCTTTTGAATATCCACCGTTATGGTAGGTAGATGTGTTATTGATGAAGGAACTAATTGAGCATTAGCTAACTCTTGTGAATTAAACATAATTATGGTGTTTGTATTTTCTTATATGCTTCGATTAACTGAGCTTCTGCATTATCTAGATCAATAATATCAGTTTGGCAAAATGTTCTAACATTTACATCAACCGAGATAAACTTATCACATTCCCCACATTTAAACGAATTATCTTCGCCTAATTGAATAGGAACAAACATGGATTTTTCCAAATAACAAGGACACTTAACATCCAATCCTTGTTTTGAGAATTCTTTAATTCTTTCGTTTTTAATCTTCTCAGCAATGATTTCTAAATATTTTGTATAGAGATTATAAATTACAAATTGTGCCAAAGAAGCACCAACAAAATACTTAATGAAACTTAATGTGTTATCACAAAATAACAACGAAATAGCAGTACTGACGCTAATCAGTATCAGTAGAGGTTTTAGGATAGTAAATACCATCCCCGAACTATACAGGAATTCCTACCAGTTATCAACCTCAAAAAGTTCTAAAAATTTAGGCAATTCAATAATCTTTTGATTGATTGAATCCATTTCTTGTCGTGCTCTTTTTAATCCAGATTTTTGAGATTTTTTAACTGATGGATTCTGGATAGAATTATCCAATTCATTCGTCAATGTCATTGTTAATTCTAATAATTGTGAAAATTTCTGTTTAAAATTCTGTATTTGATAAGGAAGTTGCACATTTTTCGTATCCAAAGGACTTCCGCCCGGAGTATGAATTTTTAAGGAATTCATAGAACCGGGACTATCCCCTGTGACTTGCACATTATTGTTTTCGATTGTATTTTCCCTTAAATTTTTCTTTTTCACTTAAATTATTTACCATTTTGGGACTAAATAATCACATGAGTAATCTTTTTCAAAAAGCATTTGTGAATGTTCTTCGTGAACAACCTGAACCAGAAAATATTTCTGATTCAGAAGCAATGGTACAGACCCTAGATAAGGGAACTGATCCGTCCATGCTTGATGTGGAAGGTGGACCTGAAGCAGAACATCTTGCTGCTACTTCTAAGATTCAAGCTGGTATGGTTCAGACTTTAAATGAATGGATTGCTAAATTAGATGAATTTTCCAATTTCCTAAACAGCCCTTCTGATCCAAATTCGATGCAATCCAAGCTTAAAAATTCTATTCGTGATACTATGTTTGATAAGATTCGTGTAGCAGAAACCAAAAAGATTGCTCGTGTTTCGATGGAAATTACTTCACTAAACGAGATGTTGAAGGGATATGCTGCTACCTCACAGGATTCTAAATACCGGGGAATTTAAATTTATAAGTTGTTGATAAACAGCAATTTATCACTTAACAGACACTGCATTTTTAATAATAAATTCAGGAGAAATGACATTGATATCTATCGCCATAGAAATGTCATTAAAATCCTTGTAAATCTTACCGATTTTCTCAGGCCACAAGAACACAGTTTCTCTAACTTTAAGAAGTTTTTTTGTTTTGTTTAATGCAGCACTATCCTTGTGCTGAGAATCTAGAACCCAAATCCTTTTATGAAAAGGGAATTTATTGATTTGTTCTTGTTGTTTAACCGAGAATAATTGATAAGAATTTTCTTGGATGCCTCCAACAGCTACTCCGTTTTTAACAAAACAAGAATTAATTGGTCCTTCAAAAATAAAGATTGTATCATAATTTAGATCCACCTTATCAATATTAAATAAGGTTTTGTCTCCACCTATTTTAGAGATATATCTGGGTCTTTTATCTTCATCAGATTCTAGTATAGTTCTAGTCTGATAATACACAATTTTACCATTCTCGTCATAAAATGGTAAAATCAAACGATTTTTATGAACTTTATCTGTCAGAGAAATATATAATGCCTTGGGACGATTAATCGCATTAACTATTTTTCTGTGTTCAATAAATTCTAAAGTCTTCTGGACTACTGAATTATTTCTATAAAAATCTATCTGAGATTTATCAAATAAATTAATAGAATCTTTAGGAAGAGTCTCTGCTTGGTATTTTGGTTTCTCTTCTGCTCCAGACAAAAACAGAACCGAACTATTATTCAATTCTTCTTTTAATTCCCAGAATGAACATCCCGTGATGTCCATTACCCATTTTACGGGATTTGAGTTATAGCCACAATTATGGCAATACAATCTATTATCTTTGGGAATATAATAGAAACGCTTCTTAACAAGCCAAGAATTTCCCTCTCTACACATAGGACAAGAGCCCTGATATGTATCAGTAAATTTATTCTTTCTAGCCGCTCCAGCAAACTGGAAGAATTTCTGAGCTATAAAATCTTCGGGTAGAATCAGCACAAAAATATGCTATCACAACTATCCACCCGAATCAACAATTAATGGCACTGATGAGTAATATCCTGCCTTGTAGCAGCATCAAGAACTTTAACGGTTCCTTTACGGATGAATACACCAGACTTGGGATCAATCCAGACTGCTTCAACATAAATCTTGTCGCCATACTGACGTTCTGAAATCTTTGGCTGTGACATTTCACCACTGATTGGTGAGGGAATACGAATTGCTCGAACAATATCCATATTCTTATTTAGTTTGTTCACTGTTATAAACAAATTGTTTTTCCAAAATGGAATAAACATCACTAGGTAGCTTCTCGACAATTTCTACGATTTTATTCTCCATACCAAAATCAAATTTATCTTTTGGTATTTCTCTATTAATATTTTTGGGAATCGAGATAAATTTTAAATTATTTTGATCTCCACCCACATAAACTAAAATTTCACCAACGTATGTTCCAGTTGTTACTGCATACGAATAACCTTTAATTGGATGCTCTTTGGACTTGCCAAACATAAATTAAATATTATCGTGATCACCACCCATAGCATTCATGTGCATAAAAACTCTAGCTAATGCAGTATATAATGCATCTGCATCTAACTGCGTTTTTGCATTCGTAATGACAATAGGCTGATTATTGGTATCGTATCCAATAAGAATAAACGAGCGAAGAAACTCTTCGAGAGTAGAAGAAATAGCTTCTAATTCAATATCTTGTTTCCTCAGATCATCTTGTATACTTTCGAGTAAAACTTCATTTAAAAGCTTCTGAATATCCGTAGAAGAAAATTTAGAGTCTTTCTTTTTATCCACAGGTACTTTTTTCTTTTTAGGTGTTTCGTCGCCTTTATTTTGTTGCATTAAAATTCCTTTCCTTAAAGAAGTTATCGTTTGGATCAATGGTAGAAATACCACGATCAACCAATAATTGAACAATAACTTCAATCGATTCGGTGCTTATAGAAAAATTCTTGGGGAAGAAGTTTCCCCCATCATTAAATTCAAACATGATTTCATCATTGAAACTTTTGTTATTGTAGCAAGTAACAAAAATAGATGCACCACCGGGATCAATCATAACCGTCCATCTACGAGAATCATGTATTCCATACTGCTGAAAAATTCTCAACACGCCGAACTTACAATCACGAAGTCTCTTGATGAAGTATCCGGGGGTTTTAATTTTATTCTGTTGGCGTTTGTTCAACATATCAAGAAACGTGGGCGGTTGAAATATATTTCAATTTATAGTTATCATCAACTATATCAAATGCAATTACACCCTTATTTGTGTTGAGACGAACATCCATATCACTGGATTTCACCGAAGAAATATTCCTAAACAAATCAAAATTAAATGCTAGAGATTTAGTCATTTCATCACCACCAAAAGCTTCACACAGAATAGTACTGTAACTATCAATATTACTTCTGGTCTTGTCGGTCATTTCACCAATAACTCTTCCATTATCTGTACTGATATAGATCTTATTACTATCAGAAAGAAAAGTACTACTCTTTAATAGAGTTGTAATAACAGAATTATTAAGTTTGAAATGTAAATTATATTCAAACGAATTAATCTTATCGATATTAAAATTAGGTGCTCTAACGATATTGTCATTAATCAAATGGAACTTAAACTTAGTTCCCGATGATTTATATTCGACCGTATTATCATTCAATTGTAGTTCAATCACGTCTTCTTGAATACAATCAAATGCTTTAATAAATTTCTTAATATCTGAAAAACTAAGATTTTTATTCTGAGTATATTCTAAAACTTCCACATCAGAAGAAGTGGCATAAAGACTGAAATTATTATCAGGAGTTCTATTTAAATTAAAGATAGAATCTTCGGTAACAGTTAGAGTACAAAGATCGTTGATCCTTGATATCGGCAACAAGAATTTTTGTAAAAAATTTGTTTTATTGAGAATTTTGAGGATCATGACTTTCCAATAAAGATATCATCTTTGATATGGACTTGTCTAGTCTTTTCAACATTTTCTCAAGATCATCAATCCTTAAATTAATAGATTTTGCAGTGATGCTATTATCAAAATTAAATTCAAATTGGTTAGGATCTGACTGTGGAACCACTGGTTGTTGCTGTGGTAGAACTCGATTCATTTGAGGAGGCATTTGTTGCATTTGCGGCTGCACAGGTGCCCTATTAAATTGTTGTGGATGTGCTCCACGAGAGTGTTGATTCGTTTCGGAGATAACACGTTCTGCCAACCTTTGAAATTCGTGCTTCTTTGGTGATAAAGAAGAATTTGCACTTACAATATTGTTATCAAATTTTGCAATATCGCTATATGTTTGTCCTAGAAATCCGATCAATGTATTTTGAAGCTCGGCAGGGTCGATATCGGGAAATTCTGATACTAATGGGTCCATAATATAGATACAAAAAAGCCCCGACATTTCAAGTGTCGGGGCTTTTTAAAAACTCAATTAAAAACTAGTCGCTCAAGCCTTTGAGCAGTTCATTCACCATTTCATCTGAAATCTCTTCCTTGTCAGAATGAGAAGGAGTAGTTTCAGTTAAGACCTTAACAGTGGATGCAACTGTGTGAGGAACTGAAAAATCTTCCTTACAGAGGAAATGTGTTGACCACATATCCATAAGTTCTTCTTCAGACTTTGCCGTGTTAACTGCACGAAGATCATGAATGCTGTTGTAGATTTCGTTTTGCTTTTCTTCAGAAAGACCAAGATCCATCGGAGAAGTGAAACGACTGCTATCATAAGAAACCCATTCACCCTGCTTCTCGACCTTTAGCTTGAGGTTTACACCGTTCGCAGAAAGATCAAAAATCTTGGAACCGAATTCATCAGAATCATCGCCACTGATTGCAGAAGAAATCATCTTGTCGAGCTTCTTGCCATAACGGAAGATCTTAACAGTTCCATTGTTTTCTGGATTTACGGGATCATCCACAACGTAGACATTAACAAACCATTGTTCGTTCCACTTAACAGATTCGATCTTTTGCTTTTCTTCAGGTGTGCCCTGATTCTTCATGCGATAGCGTTCCTTGCCAATCGGGTCAGTTTGGCCGAAAGTCTGAAGACTAAGAGCTGAAACATATTGACCAGTTGCGAAACTGTTCCAACCATGAGTATAGAAATGAAAGAAAGTATTTTCTGGTTCCTTCACATTTGGAAGTAGACGAAGAACATAGGTATTACCAGCCTTGAACTTTAGGATTTCCTTATATAGAGGATTTCCGCTAGAGGTTTCGCTCTTTGCGAGAGCTTCTTTGATTGATTGGAACATTGATGCGTTGAACATAGTTAATTTAGTATTTTAGGTTTTTTAGTTAGTTTAATTGATCAGAACCTTTTCTGAACTTGTGGAGATCATATCATGCTATTGAGGCTGGTCAACAGTTTTTTGAGATTCTTTGTAGATTTTATAAACCGTAATGGCTTTTTGAGTCGTAAAGAACTTGAGCGGAAAGGTTTGCCCTTCTGGATAAATCTTGAATGGAGCCAAGAAAAATTCGTTGATGTTCACCTCTTTATGTTTGGTGAAGAACATTTCTAGCTTTTGCAGGCACAGTGCCGTGGTATCATTAATCTTGGAGAATTCTTGCCTTAGCTTGAAAGGCAGGTTTTTTGCCCTTCTTGACACGCTTAGGTGCGCGTTGTAAATTTTCTTTTGTAAATCCGTACACATCTTTCTTAATCCTAGTACCCTGATTTGAATTTAAATATTTTGAAATATATTTGCTTTTGGAAATGGTGGCATCGTAATCGATAAAATATTTGAATAGATCGTAATCGTTATCGATTGTAAGCATGTATTTTAATAAAATTTTATATGCATCGTTTTTTAACACCAATAAAAAAATATTGGGTAGATTCATCTTTTTACCATTAATGGTGCAGATTAAACTACAGAAGCATAAAAAATTATGTGTATTTTCATTCTTATTCGAATCCAAATCCATCTTGAATTGATTTAATCATTATAGATTTAAAATCAAATTATTTATTATATTCCTTTAAGAAGGCTTCGTTGCTTTCAGCCCATTTTTTGTCGTGAATTGAAAGAAGCCCCGGTGAACTATGGATCACATGAATTGGATATACACCCAATCTAAGGCCCTGACGATTTGCATCAATACAACTAGAAATATCATAATGATGGAATGTATAATTCTCGTTAAACTTCCAGTTAGTTTTTGTTACAGTTGGGATATGAATTGCCATGAATAAGCCGTCCATAATAGCCACTCGGGATGGAGTAGGTCCAAAAGGAGTAGTCATAGTCTGATTTTTATTGCCCGCAGGATGTGCAACTTCTCCTCTTTGTTGGTTTCTTTCAGTCATAATATGCCACAATGCAGGATTTTTTAGTACTGGATTCAGTCCTCCAGCAAGACCAATAATATTATAATTCAACTGCTTGTGAGCACTGGAAAGTTTTTCGTATAGTTTCAGATCATCAATGTATACGTCATCGTGTACACATACCACGAATTCAACTTCACTGTCTTTATACTCTTGAAGTTTCCTGTTGTATATCACAGGCATTCCTTCTTTATTATTCCAAATAATATCTAATTTAACATTTGGAGTGTTCAAACCATCTGAATATGATCTGTATAATGGAAGAGTATGTGCTTCTTCTTGTAATTTTCTAGTTCCTGATACTAATACTACTTTTGGACTCATTAATAAAGTTTATCAAAAAAGAATCCATTTTCAATAAATAATGTTATGAGTATTCTTAATCGACCCGGTTGGGCCAATCGCAAACTTATTAATGAAGGACGAGTTTACCAAGATGAACTAAAACGTAGGATCTTGGATCTCTTTGATCGTCCTTCATTGGGTCGTTCACCAAATTATGTTGTGGATAATATTTACAACACCCTTCGTTCCCAAAATAATAACGAAGATTTTGATACCAGCAGCATCAATGATGAAGATATTATCAAAATCACTATTGATACTGCACAGAATATCAGCCGTGGACAATGCAAGCCACAGTTAAAAATTCAGATTTCTACTGTTTCTGGAGAAGAAGAATCCGAAATGGTGCATGATGAAGAAGAGCATGAAGAAGAGCATGAAGATCCAGTTCAAGCTGCCATGATGTTTGGTACGGAACAACCAGTCGAAGCAGAATCTGAACAAGAACCCGAAGCTCAAGGTTCTGAAGAATACCAAGAAATGGAATCCGAAGAACCAGAGGAAGAAGATGAAGAATCACTTGATATGGAAGGTGAAGAATCCGCAGAACAAGTTAAAACTTGTAAATGTGCCGAGACTCAATCAATTGGATCTGTAGGTTCTCCAAATGCTCAACCCAAGAGGAAACAAGAACCAGTTAAAGAAGCTGTAAAACTTTCTCCCAAAGCAGTAAATCAGTTGCTCCAAGAAAATTATATTAAGTCTAGGCAGCATAAATTTACCATCGAAGAAAAATATCGATTCTAAAAGAAAAGGCCACCTTTTGGGTGGCCTTTTTGTTATCCGTGTAGGATTACTTGTCCTTTGAAATTTTCTTGCAGCACTAAACTTCGTGCTGTTTCTAAAATATTCTGAATTGGAATATTTTGCCAATTCAGAATTCTTGTATCGGCATTTCCAACCTTAATAACCAAAACATTAGATTCTGCATGTACCGCAACAGATTTTCCTGTTTTAGAAAATTCGGAGAAAATCAAAGAGGAAACATCATTTAGATTATTCATGTGAGTCACCTCCTTCAATTTCAACTTCTTCGGATTCTACTTCTAATTCTTTTTGTTTGATTTCTTTATCTTGCATAGCAGAATAAACCCATTCTGTTTTGATTCGTTCTTCCAGCAATGGAATAATCTTGCTGTCCCAGAATTCAGAATCATTTATAAAAGTCTTGGCATATCCAATCTTTTCACCATTAAAAACATAAGTAGATCCAGTTTGTTGAAGAACTCCTAAATCTACTGCTAGTTCTAGAAGACCATAATATTTGTCTACTCCTGTACTGAAAGACAGATAAATTTCTCCTTGTAGATATTGCTTGATGAAGCGATTCTTGGAAGTCAATGCACGCAAAAGAATTCCCACATAATTTTTCTGGAGAGCAGCAACAGAACCAGTTTCTGATTTGACTTCAGCTTCTTTAATAGGCTTTCTGGAAATCTGAACAGAAAGACTAGGCATATAAATAGTGCTCTTTCCACCACTCATAGTCTTAATAAGTGTTGGATGCATTTCTGAAGGATTATCATAAACATGATTTGTAATAACAATTCCAGTTTTAGTAATTGCAGCTAATTGGGTGCATGTTTGCAATAGAGATTTGATTGCGCGTGCCCTAGTCCCCATATCCACAGAACTAGAATCTTTTTCAATTCGAGCATTTTCAATTGAACTTTGTAGATTCCCAAGAGAATCAATTGCGATAATAAATTTACCTTCGAGTTTATTTTCGCGAACTGCTGTGAGGAATTTATGAATACTATTACGACATTGTTCTACATTGAATACAGGAACATACTTAACTTTTGATGCATCCAAACCCAATCGTTCAGCACTATCCGCATCAATAGCATTTTCAGTATCGAAAATAACAGCAGTCAATCCTTTCTTCTGGGCATTTGCCAGAATCTTCTGAACAAACAAACTTTTTCCTGTTTGGGATTCTCCATATAGCATGGTCACCCTTCCCATCGGGATTCCCCCATCTCGGAGCTTTCCACTCATGATTCCATTCAAAACATACGAACCTGTATCAATCCATGAATCAACCCGGCTAAGGCTAGTTTTATCCAAAAAGCTAGCAAATGGATTACCTTCTTCTAGAGTTTCTAATACTTTACTGATGTCTTTATCCATAGCCTATATGTTAGCACGAGCCCATATCAATACAAGAAAAAACCACCAGAAAATTAATTCTGGTGGTTTAACCATTTCATCTTATGTCTCTTTTATGCTTCGTCAAAAAGTTTAACTGTAGGAGCGGCTCCAGCTTCAGGTTGAGCAGGAGCTGGATTAAATACACGAGTATATTGTTCCATCAAACGTGCATCAATCGTAACATTCCCAGTAGTAATAGAAGCTAGATTGAATGTCCATTCAGTACCAGAACCGCGAACAGATTGATCAATAAATTCCGCAAAAAACAAAGGAATTAATTGAACTTGAAGTTGACCATTCTGGGTTTGTGAAACATTAATCATCGCTGGGTTCTTCACAGTTACCTGTGAATCCGTAGATGATACTTGTTCTCCGAGAATAGTTCGTCCAATCGAATCAATAAATGTAATAGTGTTACTCATAGTTCAATATAATATTAACATCCGTCAATTCGTTTTCAACTGAAAATATCGTCTAAATCACACATTAATTGATCATTTGGTTTTCGGGGAATCCAATTCATTACGTTGTAAAATCGTTCGATACATTTATACATGTCTTTCTCAAACATCTCTTGCATGTCTGGTTTGAAGATATCTCGGAATTCTTCTGGATATCGAGTTTTATAAGCAATTGCTTTGATCCCATACATGTTTGGAGTCTCTACATAAAAATATTTGATCTTATCGCCGCTTACGATCTTTTCATATTTTTTATCTAATCCGTATTCATCGATCAACAAATTGTAAAAGTAAGCTGCTTTGACATGACATGGCATTCCTTTCACAGTAGTAAATCCATTACATTGCATTGAATATTTGTCTAAATTTTTAATCCCAGACAACAGTGAAATATCACTAACATTCATATTAATAAAAGTATCATAAGCATCTTTAAAGATCTGATTCGTGGATGATTCAGATTTTGTCATGATCATATTCTGGATAATTTTCTTTACATAAGGCTTAATTGCTTTGGGCATTGTTGTCCGCACAATTTCCACTCCAGTGTATTTCCAGTCATCACATGGAATTCCTTCTTTATCCAAGACATGGAAAACATATCTTTTCTTTTCTAGAAAGATTGCTGCATCGCACATCAATTCTCGTTTGAATTCAAAACGACAATCATTTGTATTGAGAGTTCTTTCTGACCACTTTTTAATATTTGTATTGATATAATCCTGAAGTTTATCAGCCACTTTATAAGCTTCTTCAGTAACTTTACCGTTTACAGAAAATTCGGGAATTACATTTGTAATCAATACACCCAAGCTATCGGTATCACCGAAAATTAATCCATTTTCAATTTCTTTATCATCTGTGATGGTTGTGTTTTCCCTGATAAAATTCTTATAAAGTTCACGGGCTTGTTTAATTACTGCTTGTCCCGTTAATGTAATGGATTCGGCAATATCGGTATCACCAACGGGGCAATATTTATTTGCCGTAGCTCCGTACACCGAATTAAGCAGCCTTTTTATCGATTGTTGCTTAACGTCCAGATAAGAAATTCGGTTTTCAATTTCCTTTTTCTTCTGTTCATTTTCAGAAGGTTTTTTGTTGATCTCGCTTATTTGTCTTTTGAGAGACTTCAATTCTTTCTGGATCTTCACACGTTTCTTATAAAACTGATCCACTAGATCTGATAAGATTCCTCGTTTCTTTTGCGTAAACAAAACTTTGGATCTAGAAATGGCAATTTTCTCTTTTTGAATAAAGTTATTAAACTCTTTTAGATTAAAATCCACAACAATCCCATCCACATTTCGAATTGAAATCCTATCATTGATTACAGAAATAATTTTCCCAACTTTGGTTTCTGGAGATGTATTCAATGTGATCATTGTGTTTGGATACAGTGAATTCGCATCAAATGTTACAACTCCAGAATGATGTCCAGCAATTGGATCGGCTACATATCCACCTTGAAAATCTCTTTCACCATTTTCATCCACAACAAAAGTACAGAGTCTTTGTTTTCTTTTTCGTGCTTCAATACCAGCAGCACCCGTAACCACACTTACTGTTCCAAGAGCAGATTCAAATGTTGTGCATCCAGTATATGATAACATCCTCAACAACTCGATATATTTCAGACGCTCTTCTAGTTTAACTAGAATTCTAACGTCTTGAATGTTGTAATCTACGAAAGTTTCCCAGTCATTTGTCATTAGTTCATACAAACTTTGATCACCATAATCGACTTTGGATTCATCTAATTCAACTTGACCGATATAATCCAGCTTATAACTTTCACGATTCGATGGGCAGAATTTTTTGTAAATGTCCAAGTAATCCACACAAGAAATACCATCTAGTCTGTGAATAGTATCAACACTTCCGAATTTTCCTGCAACAGTTTTAATATATCTTCTTTTATAAGGAGACAAATCATCCGCTGCTTCTTTGCCAAGAATACGTTCCATTCGATTTACAATATATGGAATATCATATCGATCAGATGACCATCCAGATAGAATATCAAATGGATTTTGTTTAATGAAATTTAAAAAGCCTTCGAGTAAATAATATTCAGATCCACAGTAATAATAAGTTACGTCTGATTCTTTTGCTGCGTATGGTTGTGTACCCCATACGAAAAATCTTTTAGAGATCGAATCATAAATTGTAATTACATTAATTTCATCATTCGGATTGTCGGGAGAAGAAAATCCATTTGCTCCCACAGCTTCAATATCCACAAAATAAATCTTCAATGGAAATTCAGCGAATCCATCGGTATCGTTATGCTTCCAATATAGATCAATTAATGTCTGTTGAACTGGATTGTAGTTATCGAAAATCCTAGTCAGTCCACGTTCTTTTAGGAACTTTTGTTTGTTATAAGAATTATCAAACTCTTTGCGCCTTAACGGAGTGCCGAAAATACTCTCTTCATTACCATTAATATCTTCGTAATAAAAATAAGGATGGCATTTTATCGATGTAGTAATACGTTCACCCTCATCAGACCAAGTATAAACGTCTACGACTTGATTCTTGAAGTCGTAGACGGCGTTTCTATATCCTCGCATTCCATGAGAATAACATGGAATTTTCTTCTTATCAAGGATTGTATCGCTTCAAATTCACCCTTTTGGGATCTCCATATGGAGTGGTGAATAATTCCATATAGCAATCTAGATTCTTGTCTAATTCCATGAATCGATCTTCTGCGACTGCCCTGCGCTTAGGAGCATTCTTTTTATAATCCCATCCGCTCTTTAATTCTTTTGCAATACAATCCAACATTTCTTCACCAGATTTGAACTTAATCTCGGCATTTTCATAAGTGCAAAGATCCTGACATACAGCAGGAAGACCAAATGCACATGCTTCGATATATTTCAAATCACTCTTGGCTTTATTAAAAGGATTATCTTGGAGAGGAGCAACCATCATCTGAACACCCAATTCATGAATTTTTTCTGGATAATTGTAAAGCCGCTGCCAAGGATGAAATTCAATATCTCCATTCTGGATATATGGACGTAAAGGAGGAGGAAATGCTCCCATAAATACCCATTGATATTTTTTACGACTATCAATTATAGCTTTGAGAACATGTTCGAAATCGTCTTTCTGACCAGTTCGGTTTTCCACATCAAAGTGAGCACCGCTACCTGCATAAAGGATTCGAGGCTTTTTCTTATTTTTTTCATACAAAGATGTAATTCTGGCTTGATCGTAATAATGCCCGATCCAGAATTTAGCAGGGAAGTTTGGAATTACGGTAATTTCTTTTTTACCAGTTCTCTTTTGATAAAGTTCACGCATGTAATTGCATGTGACACTGACTTCATCACACATGTTGATAATCTCAACTACATTGTTTCTAATTTCATCAGACACGAAAGCAGTTTTAAATTTATTGTAATCTGGAATATCTTCACGGAACACGACATCATCTACTTCATAAATGAGTTTAAATTTGTATTGAGGTTGGATACTCTTGAGAAATTTAATGAATTCTTTTTGAGGTGAAGTTGCTTGTCTCTGAAGGCGCAAACTGGAAACTCCAGAATAAAACTGTGGATGAAGCACCATAACCGTGCTGTCTTGAACCATTGCCTTGCCTTGATAATTTAATAAATGATTCAACCAACCCATTCTATACAAACCGCATCCACTATTATCTGCTCCATACTGAACTACTCTAGGTAGCCTAACTTCAGGGGGTTGCGCTGGTTTTGTTGATGCTTCCTCTATTTTCGTAAGTGGTAAAATAGGCTCAAATTTAGAAAAAGGTTTAGGTATTGAAAATTGAGGAATCATTTTCAGAATATTTAGTTATCATCCCAAAAAATACAATATTTTTTCGTAGCTTGTCTTTGTCGGGATGAGTTTTTTACTAAATATAGTATATGTTTAATTGTAAAATATGCAATAAAGAATTTAAATCTTATCAAGCGGTAGCATCACATCAATCGTTCCACAAAATAATAAACGAAGCTTGTGATATATGTGGAAAAGAATTTACCAGTCAACATGCCTTGAATGGTCATAAAGTTTGGCATAATAAATCACATCAAGAACGAATCGAAAAAATTAATTCAAAAACTACAGAAAAACACAAAGAAGCAGTTTCTGAGTATATGAAAAATCCAATATTCTGTAAAAATTGCAGTATTGTTCTTAATTATAAACAATATATTTTTAGAAAAAATAGAATTGGAAAAAACGGTTCTCCTAGAGATGTTTTTTGTGGTCAATCTTGTGCTGGTTTTTATACAGCTAAAAATAAAACACATGGTTATCGAAGATCCAAATTAGAAATTGAAATAGAAAAAATCATAACAGAAAAATATCCACATTTAGAAGTCGATTATAATAAAAAGAATACCATTTTATCTGAATTAGATATTTATATACCTCGTTTGAAATTAGCTTTTGAATTAAATGGAATTTTCCATTATGAGCCTATATATGGAAAAGATTGCTTAGAAAAAATACAAAGTAACGACAATCGCAAAATTCTAGCATGTGCAGAAAAAGAAATAGAATTATGTGTTATTGATAGTAGCGGCCTCAAATCCATGACCAAAAAAGAAGAGGTAACGAAATATTTAAATATCGTTACCTCTATCATTGATCAGAAAATGGCTCGTTTAAATTACACGAACGGATTGTAATTAATTCTTTTCGTTACATCATCTCGCTTTTCCAAAAATACAACTTCTCCTGTGGCAGCTTTGATATTTTCTTTTCTGTGTGAAATTACCAAAACACATTCATCATATTTTTCAACACGTTCATGAATAATTTTAGTAATCAATTCAAGACCCTTTTCATCCAAACAGCTATCGAATAATTCATCATAGATACTGATGTTGTATGTAACATCTCCCTGTAATCTACGGATGTCCATGAATGTAAACAGACAGGCAAAATCCACTGCCTTACGTTCTGCTCCAGAGAAATTAGAATAAGAACAGATTTTATTCTTGGTATTCACAATCTCTTCTTCAAAGTATTCATTGAAGTAACACAAACAATTCGCATCTAACCTAGTCAAATATGTTTGAATCCTATCATTGAACATCATCAAAATCTTCTTAACCAAATAAGATTTCACCCCTTCTTCAGAAACAATAAACTTTACTGTGTCCAAAAGATTAATTTGAAATCTATATTGATTCACAGAAGCTTTTAATGTCTCTAAATTAGAAGTGTGTTCCAAAATCATTGGATCAATCTCAGTAACATTACTCTTGAGTTCTTCAATATCATGATCCAATTGTTTGATCCAGTCATCCAACTGTTTGATTTTATCTTTGGTATTAACTCGCTTTTGTTCGTTTAGATTATATTGATTAACTCGTTCGGAACAATTCTCAATTGCAATTTCCAATTTCTTTTTGGTGTTTTTGGCATTATCAATTTTTTCAATTAGTTCTTTTAAAGTATTTTTATCAGAAATAATAATATCTTTTAGAGTTTGAATTTCATCTTGTATTGATTGCTTATCGTGTTCTTCTATGGCTCGAAGACACACAGGACATTTGTCGTCCGAAGTTCCAATCTTCTTTAATGCAGTTTCATTATTTGAGATTTTTGCAACAAATTTAAACTTTTCTTCGTTTAATGTATTTATTTGCTTTTCGGTATTATCCTTGGCTTTTTTAAGCTTAGTACAATTTGCTTTTACTTCATCAATATTAAAGCCAATTTCTTTCTCAAGATCAGCCAAAAGTGTATTCTTTTCTTTGGTATTACTAATCTTTCGGTTTTCATATACTGAAATTTTATTCTTTCTATTATTCAGAATAGTATCTCTCTGTGCATTACAGGATTTCAAATTCTTTTCAGAATCCTCCATCTTGTTCAATTCAATATCATATGCTCTTTTAGTTTGATTGTAATCTTCACGAGCAGCCAGAAGCATCTTGCTAAAGATATCCAAATTAAAAATACCTTCGATAAATTTACGTTTATCCACCTTGGATTTTGCCATGAATGGAATCGTGTTATTCAAAGTCATGATAACACAGTTCTCAAACACACTAGGACTGGCATTGATTAGTTCATGAATAAATTCTTCAGTATTTTTAATCGTATCCCTAGTGATATCCTCACCATTCTTATAGAAAAATAGTTTGGTGGGATTGATCATTCGGATAATCTTGTACGAATTCTTAGAATTTTCCAGAATTACATCGAACTCCAAAACAACTTCACACGATCCACTCGTAAATGAATTTGGAATAAGATCCTTTTTCAATTCACGAATTGTTGTGCCAAAGATTGCAAAATATAATGATTCAATCAATGCAGATTTACCAATGCCATTCTGACGATCTGATTTGTCTCGATTAACACCCGTTACAATGTTCAATCCTCTCTTAAATTCCAATTCCACAGGCTCATTTCCAAATGAGAGGAAATTCTTAACTGTGATTTTATTAAAGTTTACACGTTTCATTTCAATGTTTTCTGATAAAGATCAATGGTATAGGTAATCAATTCTTTTTTGTTATTGGTATCCATCATTTCGATGAACTCAATAATTGCTTGTTGTAGGTCAACTCCATAAAAATGTGGCTTGTCTTCGTCCAAATCATATTCAGAAAAATTCGATTCGTATTCAACATTGAATTGACTAGGATTTAAAGATTTGTATACGTTTAATAAAAATTCAATGTCATCTGGCGACACCCGACGATCTACCTTGAATTTAATCATGTTATTATTAAACAAGGCTTTTACGCTGTCCGTAAGAGTTTTCTCCGAGATCAAATGAGATAATGTCACATTGTGATGCTTCGGAGAAACTTTATTTTCAATAAATTCAGTTTCTCCCGTGGGAATATTCAATGTATAGTAGCCCTTCACTGTGCCAGCATCATTGAAATCCATCTGGAACGGATTCCCAACATAAAGAATTTTTCCTTGATCGTAATGCTTTTCGTCCCTGAGATGGAAGTGCCCAGAAATTACAAATAGAGATTTAGACAAAATTTCATCAGCCGTGAAACCATCATCACACAATGCATATGTGTTCATGCGGAACAATTTGATCTCGAAATGACCAAAGGTAATATCAGCATTTGGAATCTGGTCAAGTTTAATTCCCCATGGAATAAAATTAATCCTTTTACCAAAAACATCCACTGTTATTGGCTTATCCACAATCGTGATATTCGGCCAATGAGAATATTGAGAAATAGAATTTACTTCAGATGTATCTTTGAGAAAGCAATCATGATTTCCCACAATCATGATCACATTAAAATCTTTGAATAGCTCTAGAAGCCTAGAGCCGAAATGAAGAGTATCAACAGATACTTCGTCTCTAGTATGAAAGTAATCACCAGAAAAGATTACATCTTTAATTCCTTTTCTGGTGATATCATCAATGAACCACTCAGCCCACTTCCACGTTATTTCGTGCCAAAATTTAGAATCACGATGAACTCCGATATGAATATCGGAAAAAATCGCAACAGTTGAATTTCGAATAATCGACATTCAGCTATCTTACAAGAGTTCTAGTCCGAGTCAACGGAAAAAGAAGAATCATCGGTAGAATCAAAAATCGGACGAACATAAATATGCCCCTCTGCGGTGGACATTTCTTCTTCATATTTTCGTTGACGATACTCAACTAATGTGTCATGATGCTTCTTTTCTTTCTTAATTCTATTAATAAAAGCATGAAATGCAATTGTTGTAAAGTACCCGAAAGGGGATGTCTCAGATTCGACATTGAACTTTTTACGTTTCAATGCACTGAACATCTTAATAAGAGCATCTCCAATCATGTCTTCTTTATACGAATAATTCAAAAACTTGGGGTTATAGCCCAAACCTTCTGCAATTTTATTTAGACATTCACCAAGATAGTTGGTACAATCACCAGATTCATAATAAAGTTTTATCTCTCGTTTGAATTTTTCGGGGTCTACGTAAAATTGTTCTTTCGAAGGTTTAGGCTTAATTTCATTAATAATTTCTTCCATGGACTATTATAATAAACTATTAATTATAATAATCAATTAACTTTCCTCAATTTTATATTGACTGTAAGAGATTTTTTCGTCAGTATAAATCTTTTTCCTTTTATCGGCATGGTCAGATCCATATTCCAACTGATCTGCGATATCAATAATCGTAAGTTCGTTTTTGTTCGCATTTAAACGAAGTCCACGACCAATACTTTGTACGGTGCGAACAAAGCTCTTCCCACCAGCAGCAAAAACAATCATGTGTAAATTTTTAATGTTTACACCAGTGGAGAAAATAGCACTTACGGCAATACAAACCACATTATTGCTGCTCTCCATAATGGCTTTTACTTTATCGCGATCTTCAACGTCTACTTCTCCACGAATAAAAAATACTTGTTTATTTTTTAATTCCGACGAAAGCAAATCATATAAATGCTGACCATGATCAATATTGTTGATCAATATGAGAATATTATTCTGGAAGTTGGTGCATGTTGAGCGAATAATCTTGTTTCTAAAATTATTATAAGAGATGAAAATTAATTCATTTCTGTAATTGTCTGTGGGACTATTGGAATTTGCGATTCGTTGTGGACGTGTTTTATAAATTAGATTAAACATTTTCACATGAACATTGGTAAGTACATTCTCCTCACGAAGTTCGTATGAATTTTTCTTAATCAAGACGGGTCCGATCTTACCAAGAACATTCCATTTATTAAGATCATCATCTGGTAGAGTTCCAGTGAACCCAAATTTATTTGGTGTTTTAATCTTCTCGATTAATTTGGAAGATTTATTTCCCTTTCCGATTTTGTGAGCCTCGTCCACCATTAACAAATCAATATCTTGAATCCATTTGTTTGTATCAAATTTATTCCTGACGATATCAATATTTGCAATAATTATGTTTGCATCAAAATCTGGTTTGATGCTACCTGTCCATCGAGTCACGGTAAAACTTACATTGTATTCCAAAAATTCTTTGTATGTTTGATTGACCAGTCCTAAATCTGGAACTATAATAAGGCACTTGAAAGCTTTTAAATCTTTTGAATAAAGATAAAAGTTATCTGCGATAGTTGCCATGGTTAAAGTTTTACCAGCTCCTGTTCCAAGCACGGCAACGCCTCTTCCGATGGCCATACACTTGTTTACGGCATCTTCTTGGTAATCACGTAAATTAAGCGTTAAACGCTTAATGATGGGCTTATCGAGCTTTGGATTAATTTGCTTTAATGCTTCTGTGGTGAAATCAAATTGTGTTTTGTAACCTTTTTGTTTCAAAAAGGATTGTATTTCACCAATTAAACCGATATCAAATGTTCCGTTTGGGGCAATGCAATAAATTCTTTTCTGCACAAAGAACGAACGATTAAACTTTGCTGCTGGATTTTCGACAGAAAAATATTCTCTTATTTCCGAGAAATGATCACCAGAAATAATCCCTTTATTTCGTTTTGCATCATAATCGATCTTAATCATCCTACATTTGTTCGAGCTTGATATTCTCGATCATATTTTTCATATCTTCTGTTAATTTGGAAAAGATCCAAATTTCATCTTGCAAATATTGTACAAGATGTTCGTTGATTCTAATCTGTTCATCCAAGTCTTGGATTTCTGGAATGGTTTCCAGAGTTTTCTCAAGACTAGCCTTGGAAAGTTTCACCGGAGAAGAAACTTCTGCTTTTTGAATTAAAGATTTTAAAATTTTAGCTTTCTTCATTTTTAAATCCGAAAGCTCAAGACGATGATCATTAAGTCTGGAAACCCAGAAATGCTTTTTGGACGGAACCAACATTGATGCATCTTTTAAATTAAATGCATCAATTTTAAGATCTTCCGAAATCTCTTTTTTATATCTTTGATATAGCTCCATTATGGATTAATTTTACCATTAATCATAAATAATTCAATGGACAGATTTGATGAATTATATGAAAAACTAATGGAATCCATGACTTCAAATGTTTTTGGAACTCCTGTTGGTGCTCCTCCAATCGGAAGCACTGTGAATCAGATGTATAATTCTGATAGTTATGCTCCAAATGATATGCGTTTTGTTCGTGCTACTCCTAAAGTTCAGAGAAGGAACATGGCAAAATCTAAAAAGAAGAGTAAGTAAACCAAATGAAAGATTTGGGTCATTGGACTACCGAGTTAGAAATTCCAGAAAATCCTTTTGGAATGATTTATGTTATTACGAATAAAATTAATAACAAAAAATATATTGGAAAGAAGCAAATCTTATCCAAAAGGAAAAAACCACCATTAAAAGGCAAAACGCGAAAAAGGATAGTGATCGTTGAAACCGACTGGAAAACTTATACATCCTCATCGAATAATCTGAATTTGGACATTAAAGAACATAAAATTGAAAATTTTTCGTTTCAAATTATCCGTTTCTGCGAAAGTAAGAGTGAAATGGCATATTTCGAGGCAAAAGAACAGTTTGATCGGGAAGTTTTGCTAAAAGATGAATATTACAACGAAATAATAAATCTCAGGCTTCGCAAAATTTCCAATAATTTGAAGAAATAGCAAAATTCTGCATTAATTTTCATAAATCTGCAAAAATCTTTAATAATTTGCAATAATTCTATTGACTTCCAAAATTTGTAGATTAAAATAATTTTAGGTTTCTAAAAACTTCACATGTTTCAAAATCTAGAAATTCCAGAATATAATATAAATTTAATTAATCTCAATTTTTTGCTAAATGATAAAATAGAATTAAATATAGCAAATTTTTTATATGATAATAATTTAAATCTAAAATTAAATAGCAGAGATTTAAATAATATATTCAAACATTTTATAATTAGTGAAATTATTGCAAATTTTAAAACTAATTATAATAATATTTTAATTTTTAACTTTTCGTATAATTTAAAATATTTGCAGAACTTTGATGAAAGTTTATGTACAATTATATTAAACAGGATAATTGAGAAGTCAAGCAAAATATTTAATTTTTCTTTATTTACAGTAGAAAAAAATATTATTGTCGATAAAAACTTGATTTACGAGTTTAAGCAAATTATTGAGAAACGAAAAAAGAGTAATTTTAATTCTGCAAAAAAGTTTTGTGAAAAGAGCAATTTGACAGAATTATTGGACAAAGTGAAGAACAGTGACAAAACAAAACTGATAATGAGTAAATAATTGAATGAAATTTGAAAAATTTATTTACAAAAAATTTTCGGTGATGCTTGAAGCCGATCAAAATCCTGAAATGGGTGGAAATTCCGTAGAATCACAAGCACCAGAAGGAGCCCCAAATCCTCCTGAAAATTCCGCCACAACTCAAGATGGGGAACAAGTTCGGGAGCAAATTAAAGCTGCGACAGGAAAATTATTGCAGCTCATGAAAGATTTTTCTGGATTCATTCGTAAAGAACGTGATGTTGAGAATATCATCATCAAGCCAAGTGCTCAACATATTTCGGATTTGTTGGATTTGATGCAAGAAAGCGAATTAAGTGCAGATCCATTGATGGGATTATCCAAAATTGAAGATGCTGTAAAAAAAGCACAAGGTCATTACAATCCAGAAACTACTAGTGTAGCCGTAGAAGGTTTCTCTGACTGGAAATCTTATATCAGAACTAAATAATCCTATGCCATACGAATTAAAAAGTGCAGGAAAAGGAAAATCTAAAGTTTGTAAAAAAGGCGGTAAAAAATGCTTCAGCAAAAAACCGCTTCCAAAAGCAAAAGCAAAAGCTCAAATGAGAGCAATCTACAGGAGCGAAAATATGCAAAAAGAATCTTTTGATCAACTTGTTAATGGTTATCTATCAAAATTTATTTTTGAAGATGCAATGGCTGCTTCGGTTCCTCCAAGTGCAACACAACCCGCAAAAATGACTGATCCCGCAGTGGTTCAGATGCAACAAGCGAAAAAGAAGAAACTAGCACAAGATGCAGCTTCCGCAAATAAAGTTCCAACCGAAGCAGAAGCCGCAGCATTCAAGGCTGGCGCAGAAGCCGCTAAAAAACGTGAAGTTTAATGCAATAGTCCAATCCTTGCTTGAGAAAGCATCCCAGATAATTTTTCTTCCCAAAGAGAAAATTATTATTGGCGGTGTTGGGACATATATTGCAAAAGTAGATAGTGGTAATGATGCTTATTGTGTTTTACATGGCGAAAATATTGATTTTAATGACCATGAAGTAACATTTAATACTCATGATGGCAAAACCATTAAAAAACCTTTTATAGACACCATTACGATCAATGTGGGGGCGGGAACAGAAGAGAAGCGACCCATCGTTGAGTTTGACATCAAAATTAAAGGTCAAATTTATAAAAACGTCAAGTTCTCTATTGCAAACCGAAAAGATAACGAAGAAAAAGCTTTATTGGGTTTGGAGTTTCTCAAACCATTAAATGCACTAATTCAAGTTAAATAGTGTTATGAAACAGTTTTCCAAATTAATGGAGAATACATTACGTTCTTCTAACCTACGAAGGGTTAGATTGAAGGTAGATCCTGCTTTTTGTGAAAACGGAGAAATTTCCAAGTATCAAGGTTACGAAGGATATATTTTAGCCGAAGATGGAATTAGTGCAAAAATATATTTTGAAGCATTTGAAGGCGGAACAATAGCAACCGTTCCATTCAAAAGTTTAGATTTTTTAGGAGAAGGAATATTTAGCGATATTGCGGGAGCAATAAAACATGCTGTGGTAAGTCCTTTTCAAAAAGATAGTGAATTTCATCCACTCAATAAATATTATAGCTCCACAGCATATAGAGAAAAACAAAAAGACAAACCTGATTATTCTTCTGATCAAGAAATTACTGGCAGCGAAGTAAATTCTTCTCAATCTCAAGATAAATTCTCTTCTCAAGTTTTAGAAAAACTTTCTGAGAAAATTTTAATTTCCAGAACAGTAAACAACAAAACTATTAATTTTGTTGACGGTGGGAAAAATCTAGGAACTTACGAACTTAATGTAAAAGATACTTTGGGAAACAGAGTAAATTATAAAACTATTTTAATTAATAAAAATAAAAACGAAAAGGTAAATGAAAATGCTCTTTATCTTTTATCCGAAACTGATTTAAATAAATTGAGATTAGTTGAAATGAATGAAACTTTAATTAAAGATTTTATTCGCCAGCAAGTTATAGCTGAACAGAAAAGAACACAAAGAAGTAACCCATGAGCTTAAAATTTTTTAATCTTATATCCGAAGCTACACCAACTACTTTGGCTGGCGGGGCAGTTGCGCCCAGTTCTGCTAGTAAAATACGTGCAGCAAGAAGTCAAAATGCCTCTCAACAACCTGTTGCAGCAGCACAAACAACGCAACAAAATCCTCCACAAGCTCGTAAAACCCAACAGCCAAATACAGGAACTTCTACAGTTACACAACCACAAAAAGTTGATATCAACAAACGTGTGGATGAAATTTACAATAATATAGAACAAGAAATACAGGATTGTTTTTCTTCTAAAAATAGAAATTCCGTAAAAGATCCAATCTTTTTGGAGAAAGTAAAATGGTTATTTCTTTTGGCTAAAAGTAATACTACCATTAAGAGGTAATGGAAACTGATTTGGCAAAAGTATATTCTTCTTCAGTACAACCTAGAGGAACTGTACTAGGTTCTGGAAGTTCTTTTTCTGCTCCTCCAGTCTATCAAAGAGATCCAGCACTAGCAAAATTAGAACATTCTGTGTTTTCGCAATTGGCTAATATTGTTCAAGAAGAAAACAAGCCTAAGCCTGTATATAAGACAAATGGATTGCAGGTTCTTTCAGTTGAAGATGCCATTAAAGAATTGTTAGAATTAGAGCACAAAAGCCAATAATTTAGTTAAATATTAACGATGGCAAAATCATCTAAACCTGAAAAGGTAACAAAGGAGTCTCCTTATGTCTTTCAAAGAGACAAAATGAGTCAAGAACTAAAAATCAAAGAATTACCTTGGACCGACAAGCAAAAAGAAATTATAGATTTAATTTTAGATAAAAAGACAAAAATAGTTTTTTTGAGCGGCCCAGCAGGAACTTCCAAGAGTATTTTATCGACATACTGTGCATTACGAATGCTAAACGATAAAAAAATAAGTGATATTGTCTATATTAGATCTGTGATCGAGAGTGCATCTAAATCATTGGGATTCTTGCCCGGATTAGCCGAAGAAAAAATGGAACCATATGCTGCTCCGCTCATGGATAAAATTGAAGAATTAACATCTTTATCAGTATGCAAAAAATTAACTGCTGAAAAACGCATTGATGCTATTCCAATTAACTTTTTACGTGGAGCATCTTTTAATGTTAAATTCATTATCGCTGACGAAATGCAAAATGCAGAATTTTCCGAAATCACCACAATTATAACTCGTATTGGTAATTTCAGTAAATTTATATTCTGTGGAGATCCAATGCAAACAGATCTAAGAGAAAAATCCAAATCTGGTTTCAAGCCAATGTACGACATTTTCAACAATGAAGAATCTCGTGAAAACGGTATTTTCTGTGTAGAATTAGGAAAAGAAGATATCGTTCGTTCTGAGATTCTAAAGTTCATCGTTGACAAATTAGAAATTTACAAACAAACCAAGTAGTCGAATTTTTGTTTGCTTTTGTATCCCGATCTCCCTACGATAAGTATTATCATGGAAGATAAGGACACGAATAAAATTGCAAAAATTTTGTTATTGGATCGTGGGAGAGTTTTGCTTTTGATGTCAAAACATTTGAAGAAATACCATCTCCCCGGTGGTCATGTGGAGAAAAATGAAACCTTCACACAAGCAATTCGAAGAGAAGTTAAAGAAGAAACTAATTTAACTATTTCTTGGTGTAATGTGATTTTTAGCAAGCCTAATTTCACTCTGTACAAGGGTGGAGTTTATGCTTCTACGGTTAAAATAAGTGATGAACATGATAGTTATGTTTGGGCTAAAATCGAAGATGCCCATAAGTATCCATTGTGTGATTACACCAAAAGAGATATAGCTGGTCTTCAGAAGTATTGGCACAATAAGAAAATGCGCCAGAAGCGTCAAAAGGAATATGATGAAGAAATGGAGAAATCCATGTTGAAAAAGTAATTTTTTCAGATAAGATCATAATATGAGGATCGCTATATCTGGTACTACAGGAATTGGTAAATCTACCCTAATTAATGATTTTTTAAAAAATTGGCCTCTCTATAAGACTCCAGATCAATCTTATAGAGACGTTTTAAAAGAAAAAAACTATCCACATAGCAAGAATTGTAACAGAGAAGGCCAATGGGCTATTTTGAATTCTATGCTGGATGAAATGCAGAAGTATTCCAAGGACGATAAAGTTATTTTTGATCGTTGTCCTTGGGATATGCTTGTTTATTCTCTCTGGGCTTCTGAGAAAGGTTCTTCAGATATTGATAAGGAATTTATCGATAAAATTATTCCAATTGTGAAGAATTCTTTGAAGAATTTAGATTTGATTTTATTCATTCCAATCTCAAAACATTCACCAGTTCCTATTGTTGATAATGGAAAACGTGAAACTGATCCAGAATACATTGCTGAAATTGATTGGATCTTTAAGGCATTGTTTCATGAATATCAGCATAGTCTGGGTAAGACTCCATTTTTTGATGCAGAAGATAGCCCTGCGATTATTGAGATTTTCGGAAATCCCCAAGAAAGAATCATGCTTATTCAACAATATCTAAATGTTGATGGAGAAGTTATCGGCGACGAAGGAGACTCTATTCTAAATCCAGAAAATATTGAAGAATTAGAAAAGCTGATGTTAGAGCAGCTTAATGCCGAAGAAAAAGAAAGATATTATAATAAGAACAAATCCATGGTGGATGAGTTCATGAAGACAGAAAAGCTTAGGATTTAGTCCTAAGTGCCATGATGTTATAGACCGCAGATTCTGTTGCAGAGCTAGTTAACGCTGACTTTAAAGTCACGATGCCAGAGCTGTCTATGTTAGATACATAGACAGGATACACGCAAGAATATGCATTTCCGGGGGTGATGATAATATCACCTGATATTAATGTTGATGTGGGTGCTGGTGAAACTGTGCCATTTGCTTGATTATTTCCTGCGGCGATTGTGACTTGAGTTTTTCCCAAATATAATGGAATTCCCATTGCGGAAGATAAGGTAGTTACAGAAGATGATACTGTGGCAATATTTGTGGTATTGGTTAATATTGCAGTCGTGTTTTGTTCCACAGTAGTTGTGATTACTGTATTTGCTGTGGGTACAATGAAATTTTTAAAATCTATAATATGAGTACCAGTCGAAGTCTCTACTAGGATAAAATCACCATTTTTAGGTTCGGTGATTTCTGGTAGATCTTTGATATTAAGAAAAATTTCGGTAGCCATTGAAATATTTATGGCAAGAATTAAATTTTCTTATGCGAATTCTTGTTACAGGTGGATATGGTTTTATTGGAAGTAATTTTATTAATAACATTATTGATAAACCAGAAGTAGAATTGGTTGTGAATGTTGATTCACAGACATATGCAGCAGATCTCAATAATGTTCAGTTGGCAGAACACCCAAAATATGCTTCTTATATTCTGGATATTAATGAAACTAGTAAAATTGAACAGGCACTAAAATTCGACAGAATTACACATATCGTGCATTTTGCGGCTGAAAGTCATGTGGATAATTCTATCACAGGGCCAGAAGCATTCATTAAAACCAATATTAATGGTACTTTTTCTTTACTAGAAGCATCAAAACGATATGGTAATCTACAGAGATTTCATCATATTTCCACAGATGAAGTTTTTGGTTCTTTGGGAGATACTGGTTTCTTTACGGAAACTACTCCATACAGTCCTAGATCTCCATATTCTGCCTCAAAGGCATCTAGCGACCATTTGGTGAATGCATACCACCATACCTATGGAATGCCCATTACGATGTCGAATTGTTCAAACAATTATGGCCCAAGACAGCATGAGGAAAAATTGATTCCTAAAATCATCAAAAATATCATGAACGGAAAGAAGGTTCCGATTTATGGGAATGGTAAGAATATTAGAGATTGGTTATATGTTGATGACCATTGTGATGCCATTTGGGATGTATTAACCCGAGGAAAAAATGGAGAATCCTATAATATCGGTGGTGATTGTGAACGAAACAATATTCAAATTTTATCAACAATTTGTGGATTAATGAATGTAGAATTGGATAACGTAATTGAATTCGTGGAAGACCGTAAGGGACATGATTTCCGTTATGCAATTGATTGCACCAAGATTAAGACCGAATTAAACTGGTCTTCGAAGGTTGATTTTATCAGTGGACTTCTTAAAACAATTGAATTTTACTCAGTGTAGTTTATAATAATTCTATGAGTGAAAAGATTGGATTGGGTATTGTAACCTATAATAGACCAGATTATTTTAAGAAGATTTTCGCATCGGTTCCGTTAGATGCTGTTGACGAAATCGTGGTAGTTAATGACGGAACTCCGTATGGGGAATTGTCAGTTCCTCTGATTCAACACGAAACAAATAAAGGTGTTGGGATTAGTAAAAATGATGCATTTAAGTATCTCTTATCTAAGGGATGTGATTATATCTTCCTCATGGAGGATGACATCATTATCAAAGATGCTGCGGTATTTAAAAAATATATCGAAGCTTCCAAGGAGACTGGAATTCAACATTTCAATTATAGCCAGCATGGATTGATGAATAAAGTTCCAAATACTAACACACCAGCACCAAAAACTAAAATTGAATATAATAATGGAATAAAAATTGAACTATATCCTCATTGTGTTGGTGCTTTTAGTTTTTATACTAAAAAGTGCTTGGATAAAGTTGGCTTGTTAGACGAAGCATTTTATAATGCTACAGAGCATGTAGAGCACACCTACAATATTATTAAGCATAATATGCATCCACCTTTTTGGTGGTTTGCAGATATTGCAGATTCAAATCAATATTTGGATGATATTCCTTGGTCTCAACAGACTAGTACTATTTCTTCAAAGCCAAATCATACCAACATGGTCATGAAAGGACTAGATCATTTTAAAAATAAACATGGTGTGGAATTGCTTCGTATCATTCCTGAAACATTTGACGTAGTAAAAACAAAATTGAAAGAGATTTATAAAAATGGATAATTTAACTTTAATTACGTGCTCATATAACACTCCACAAGTAACGGAGAATATGCTTAAATCTTTTTTAAGCATTCACCCAAATACCAAAGTGTTAATTTCCGAGAATTCTACAAATGATGAGACTCGTTGTATTTTAGCAAAATATGATATTCCATTTTTTGTTAACTCTGGTGGGCTGCATGGACCATCGGTAGATTTGCTTCTAGAAAAAGTTAAAACTGATTATGCTTTGCTGGTAGACACAGATATTATTTTCCTCAGATCTTGTGTGCCAGCATTTGAAGAATTTAAGAAGAATTCTCTTGCTATCATGGGAGAGATTGCAGGAGATAGAGGTGGCAAGAAATTGCATAAGCGAGTACATCCTTGGTTTTGTTTTATTGATCTTAAAAAGATCAGAGAAAATGGTATTAAATTCTTCGATGCTGAAAGAATGCGTAGTCGTGGAGAAATTCGTTATGATGTGGGTTCTTCGTTCTTTGAAGATATTCGTAAAGCTAAATTATTAATTGGTAATTTGTTTGGAGAGGGATATTATTTTAAGCATTACGAAGGAATGTCTTGGAGAGTTAATCGATATGGCTCAAAAGATGGTGATCTCGACACGAACGAAAGTGATACTCATAATAACGTAGCATTGTATAATTACGGACTCCAAGTAAACGAACGATATCAAAAGGATACCGAAGCATTTAATTCGATAGAATTAGTTTATGCAAAATCTTGATGTTATAATTCTGTCGTATGCAAGAGACGAAGCGCATTTCGAAATGGTTAAGAAATGCGCTTTATCTTATTTGAAGGACGGAGAACAATACATAAACAAAATTATTCTTGTAGAAAGCAATAAGGATTTTGATGTTACTAGATGGAAAAATATTTCTGATAAAGTATTTTATATTAGTCCACCTTTTAAGTTCAATTACAATAGATTTCTTAATATAGGATTGAAATATTGTGATTCTGAATTTGTTTGTGTTTCAAATAGTGACGTTGTGGTTCAGGAAAATTGTGTTGGTAATATCTTGAAAGAATTCCAGAAAGATCCAGAATTGATGTCTGCAAGTCCTGTGGATAGAACATGGCACAGGAATTCCTATAATGATTTTCCTGAAGATAATTCAATATACTATGGTTATGAAACAACCAAGTACCTTTTGGGATTTAATATCTATTGCAGAAGATCTGTGTATGATATTATTGGGTGGTATGATGAGAGATTTGATTTTTATCATCAAGACAATGATTATGAAACCTGTTTAAAGGTTAATAAATTAAAACACGCCATGGTGACTTCTGCTCATATTGTACATGGAAAAGATAAGCCAGATGATGGAGTAACTACTGCGGAAACTCACAGTAAATTAAATCATTCGGCTGGGTTATTTATGAATAAATGGAGGAATGCGCCATTTAATAAAAAGTTTGAAAAGTATGTAAAGTTGGCTATCGTGACTGACACACCAATTAATTATTATAGTAATTTCGTGAAATTTTTCCCAAAAGGATCTGATGCTGTGTATGGTCAGTATATTTTTGATTGTAATATGGAATTAACAGAAGATATCGTAAACAAAATTATTAATAAGATAAATGAACTAGATCCAACAAAGATTGAAATCGATGCGAACAATTTCGTAGTAAGGAGTTTTTGATGAAAATTAAAATTTGTATTACATCTAATAAAAATTTCAGTCATAACACATTGCCTATTTTATTGCCTTCTTTAAAGGCTAGTGGAATCGAAAATGAAGATATTTTAATCGTAGAAGGTGGTTTTGATGAGAGGACTGTGGATATTGTAAATGGGATGACTCATATCAAAACTAATCAAAATTCTATAGAATATACATGTTTGATTGAAATTGTGGAGCATCATATAGAATCTGACTATTGGTTTATGCTTCACGATACTTGCAGAGTGGGATCAAAATTTAAAGAATTGATGTATAATATTCCTGCGAATGCAGACAAGGTCGCATTAAAAACATGGCCGTCAATGACTATAGGAGCATATAAGTATGAATATCTATTAAAACATAAGAAACGATTAATGGATATCAAGAATACTGATTATAGTAGAGAAAAATTACAATACTGGAAGCAGTGGGGAATTCATAATGAAGATTATATGCTTTGGAGAGAGAATCAAACCCCCTGTCATGTCTATAATTCTTATTTAGAACACAAAGATAAATTCGTAGTATGCGATGAACCTCAGTGGTACAAAGATAGTAAAACTATTCGCAGAGTTGAATACTATCCACAATTAGATTTGTATAAGAATAAAGCTAATTGGGAGCCAAAACCATGGATGGAGATTGATGTATGAGAATAGCAATTATTGGAGGTGGCTGGGTTGGCTGTCATTTATCTAAAAAATTAAAAGACGAACATACGGTGCATTTATTTTCGGATGGCGATGAATTGTTTTCGGGAACTTCATTTACCAATCAAAACAGATTGCATTTAGGATTTCATTATGCCAGAAATTATAAAACCAGAGAATTATGTAGTACTACTTTCAATACATTCTTAAATGAATACGATTCTCTAGTTACTAAAGTTGATAGAAATGTTTATTCTGTTCCTTTATATAAATCA